AGGCTAACAACTCTGAGCACTAAGCAACAGCAAGCAAGCCAAGCGCCAGAGGGAGCTGGCCAGAGGCCGCTCCGGGGCAGTGCCGCTGGATTTTTTGCCAGCGGGCCTTGCTAAAGAACGGTTGGCGGTGATACCAGTCTTCAACCAGCTGCGCACGCTTGCTGGAATTGCAGCTGCGGCAAGCAGGAGCAAGATTTGATGACTCGTCCAGCCCACCCTTGGACAAGGCCAGAACGTGATCGATCGTAATGCGCTCAGCGGATCCGCAATAGGCGCATCGGCCCCCGAATAGATCAAGACGACAATGGACTTGGGCCAAATCCGCCGGGGCCAACGAGCGAATGCGCCCGCTTTTTTTTGCCGCGTACCGCCGCCGAGCAATCTCGCGCGATGCGTCGGGATGCGTTCTATGCCAGAGGTAACACTTGCGGTGAGACCTTGCCGGGTCAGCGGCGTAATGCTTGCGGCACCTGCGGCGCGCGTTTTCGCGAGACCTTTCTAGGTTTGCCTGGCGCCACCTCTTGTTGTTTCTCCGGTTGCGCTCCCTGACCCATTCCCGGTTGGCGTCGCGCCAGCGTCTGTCGTATTCAAGCCGCTCTTGCTGATGATCTGCGTTATAGCGGCGGGATCGCTCGCGCTCTGGTTCGGGGTTTGCCCAGTAAGCAAGCCGCGCGCGCTCGCAGATGGCCTCTCGATGAGATTCGTAGTGTCGTCGCCGGCGTTCCGCCGCTTTTTTCTTTGCCGCAGGATCCAGCCTGCAGCGGACGGCGTGCTTGCTGAATCCGATCGCGTCGCCGATCGATTGATAGCTCAGCCCCTGGCTCCGCAATTCCTCGGCACGGCACTGGTCCTCACTTGTCCAAGAGCGGCGCACACGGGCTGGCGCGCCTTGCAATAATTGTTCCATCGGTCTGCCCCTACAGGTCGATCACGGGCCTGGCGTCTCACCGCGCAGGCTCCCCGTCTTGGCTCAGGCTAGGAACTCCGGTTCCTTCACCTTCAGCAGTATCCTCAGTTGCCTCAATAGCCGGGTCGGTTGGCTCGACGTAGCCGCCTTCCATGTCGTCGGCCGGGTTGGAGTCGAACTGAAGGTCCAGCTCCTGAGCCCGATCCACCTCGGCCTTGCGTGCGATCAGCAGCTCCTCAAGGTCGCCGCCTTGCTCGGCGACTACTTGGGCCTGAGTCTTGGTGCCGGAGCGGATGGCCATTTTGTCGGCCTCCGCGTCCTTAAGCGGGTCGATGTAGCTCCAGCCCCTGGCCATCCACCTGCAGGCGCTGAAGCGATCCGGCGCCAGTTCATAGCCCGGCAGGTTCAGCGCACCGCTCAGCACCGCGGCCTCCAGCCAGCGCTCAAAAACTGGAGTCAGCAGCTCATCGATCAGGTACTGCTGCAGCACCTTCCAGCAGTCGCGATCTTCGATCTGCGCCAGGCGGGAGCTTGAGTAATTGGACATCGAGTAATCGCCCGACAGCGCCGCATAATTCACCCCGATGCCACTGGCAAACGCTCGCAGCATCCCGCGCACGAACGGCTCCAGCTGGCCATCCGGCGCGTTGATCTGCGGCACCTCCACCGACTGGCCGGGGAACAGCGTTTTGAACATGCCCGGTTCAAAACTGGTGACGTGCTCGCCATCGATCACCTCTTCTCCGTAGGTGTCGCCCGCGCCTTCCGGACTGGTGATGAATCCCATCAGTGCCGAGGCCGCCCGGGCCCGCACCAGTGCCGCCTGCTCGTAGCCGGCTAGGTGGTGGAGCCGTTGAATGCCGGCGGCGAACCACGAAACGCCCCGGGTCTGCTGCGGACGCTCCGGCACGAACAGGTGCAGCACCTCGGCAGCTGGCACCAGCAGATGCCGGGAGCTGGGATTATTGCCGCCCAGGGCCGTGTCGCCCGGGTGCTTGGTCAGGAAGGCATAGGTGACCGGGCGCCCAAAGCGATCCACCTCCACACCCATTCTCCAATCGTTGCCCGGCACCGTGCTGCCACCGTTGTAGTTCTCGTCGAGCTGGTCGCTCTCGAACACCTGCAGCGCCAGCGGCACCCGGCCGCCGCCGAAGGGTTGCGGCACCAGGCGAACCAGGATCTCCCCCGATTCGACCATGGCACCCATGGCCATGCGTTCAATCTGATGCAGGTTTAGGCGGCCGGCAACGTCGCAAGTGGTCTTGCGGGTCCACTTCTCCCAGGCCGCTTCAATCTGATCGTTCACCATCTGATCCAGCCGGCCGCCGCCGCGCTGCATTCGCACCTGCATCTGCAGCCGGATGCCGGTGCCGACCACGTTGTTGGTGACCAGCGACTTCGCCCGCTTGGCGTAGTCGTTGTCGCGCACTAGCTGGCGGGCTCGGTTGCGCAGCCTGCTGATGGATCCCTTGATCTCGCTGTCGGCGCTGCTGCCGCCGCTTACCCAGTCGGCTGTGAGCCGCGACACCGTGGCCCCGGCATAGGCGCGGCGCTGCGGTTTGGGCGGCTCGCTCTTGCGCAGGCCCAGCCGTTCGCGGATTGAGAATCCAAGTCCGAACGCCATCAGGTGAACCTCACGAACAGGTTGCGGGGATCGCCCAGGCCATTGGCCATCCGCTCCGCCGCTTCTTCCTTGGCCACGTCGGCCTTGAGGTTGTTTTCCAGTTCGATCAGCTCGGCCAGGCTGAACCGCTCCAGCTGGCGACTGCCAATCGTGTACCGCTTGACGGCACCGCCGCTGATCAGGCTGCGGATAGCGGCCTGCACCGCGTCAAGATCCTTCCGTGCCTGGCTGCGGCCATCGAAGGCGGCAGGGGCGCCGGTGTAGTTCAGGGCCGCCAACACCGTGAGCGATCCGCTGCCGGTGGTAATCGCCTGCGCGCCGCTGATGGCCCGGGCCTGCCAGTAGTAGGCGCCAGCTGCCAGGGCGGCGGAATTGGTAGAGCTGATCGTTGTCTCCCAGCCGTTGCCGTAGGCGCTGCTGGCCACGGTCAGCCCGGCGCCAGCGGTGGCCGATCGCAGGAAGAACGACAGTGCCCAGGTCGCGCTGGTGACGGCAACGCCAAGGCTGTCGGTGGTGGCATCGTCGCGCCAGCTCACCGTGTCACCGGCGCGGAATGTCGGCGGAATTGTCATGGCCTCAGACTAGGAAGCCTGATCTCACCAGTTCGTCAGGAATGACGGCTGCGACGGTGTGGCCTTGGCCTGGCGCTGGGGGGTAGCGGCTGGCTTGGTGAGGCTGGCTTCTAGCTGGTCCCACATCGTGGCGCGGTTGTAGCGGCGGGTGACCAGCTGCAGCGCGGCGTAGGCCATCCGGGTGCAGTCGCCGGCTTCGTCGCGGGAGCCAGCAGGCAACACCCAGCTGTAGGTGGTCTGACCCTTGTCGCGCTTTGGCATTCGTTTCCAGGGGAACAGCTCAGCCAGGAACTGATCGGTGCTGGCCATGCCGAAGTGGAGATAGCCGGGGCCCGGCTGCTCGCTGCGCAGGCGGCCCTGGAGGTGGTTGACGCTGGCGTCATATCCGACGTTGAACAGCAGTACGCCTTTCTTCGTGATGCCCTGATTCTTCCTGTTCACGTCCACCGGCACGCCCCGGCCGATCAGCGGTTTGCCTTTCTGGTGCGCGCCCTTCATCGGCACCCAGCTCGAGGTGCGGCTGCGGCACCAGTCGCGCACCTCATGGGTGGCATACCCGCCGTCATCGATGCCGCCCATGGTCAGCCGGAGCTCGGTGCCGTCGGCCTTGCGCCATTTCGTCTTGGCGATCTGGTCGAGCTGGGCCAGGGTTTCGGGCTGCTGCGGGTCGCCATCGATCTCCCAGTGGCCCAGGTGCCAGCCTTCCTCGCCCCTGCCCCACCCCCAGACCGTCAGCACCAGCCGTTCCCCGGTGGTGCCGCCGCCGCCCTGCACGTCAACGCCAGCGGTGAGCAGCAGCACGCCATCAGGCACCGTGCCCTCGGGATAGCCGTTGCCGGCGGCTTCGTTTTTGCGCCGCTCGGCCAGGCCGTCGCCGGTGAGTTTGCCTGATATTGAGTCTTCCCACGGCTCGCCCAGCACCGTGTTGCGAAACGTTTGCATCGCGTCAGGGTCACCCTTGCGCATGGCATCCAGGGCTTCGGCGTGCTCACGCACCAGCACGGTCCAGTCGGCCGCTGGGCTGTAGCTGTAGGCGGCCCAGATATGGAAGCTCACCAGCCCCGGCTGCTGGCTGATCGCCGTGGGGCGCCACTCGCCGCGCTCCACCATCCAGCGCTTCTTGCTGTGCGGGATCGGCTCGGCACAGTTTTCGCAGCCGTAGTGGCCGGCGTGCTCACCCTCGCGGATCATCTGCTCCCAGCGCAGCACCTGCATGGTCTGGCAGAACGGGCAGGGCACATAGAAGCGCCGCTGGTCACCGCGCAGGAAGGCCTCTTCCGTCTTGCCACCGGCGAAAATGGGAGTTCCGCCCTGGCCGATCTTGCGGTCCCAGTAGTAGTCCGCCCGGTTGCGGCCCAGCTTGATTGGGTCGCCCTCGTCGAGGCGGGGGTAGGCGTCCACCTCATCGAATAGCACCACCTTCCTGGATTTGCGCCGGAATGATCTGCCGCTGGCTGCGTTCACGATGTCGATCAGGCCGCCGTTGCTCAGCTGCTTCAACAGGATCGTGTTGCTGGCGGTGCCGCGGGACTTGCTCTCGCTGATCAAGCCGCGCAGCACCGGCGTGTCCTCGAACAGCGGCTTGATCTCTTCCTTGGAATACCCTTCCGCGTCTTCCTTGACCGGCTGCACGATCATCACCGGGCAGGGATCCTGGTGGCTGAAGAACTGCACCACGACGCCCAGCATCTTCGTCCAGCCCACCCGGGCGCTTTTCATAATCGCCACCGTCTCCACGGCCGGATCGGTAAAGGAATCCAGGATCTCACGCTGGTACGGCAGGGTGCTCCACTTGCCTTTCTCGGCTGCGTTGCCGGTCATCACCGCGAACTCATCGGCGTACTCGCTCAGCCGCAGGCGCGGTGGTGGTTTGAAGCCCGCCAGGATCTGCCGGGTGAGCTCCGCAGGGTCGGCGGTGATCATGCCTTCACCTCCCCGGCCGCCAGTTCGTCGAGGGCCTCACGAATCAGCGTGGTGAGCAGTTCCACCTCCTCGATCTCCAGGTGCGGGATGCGCTGCTTCGCCGTGCTGGGCACGCCGAGCAGGCGGGTGCGGGTGATGTTCACCGCCTGGCCCCATGCCAGCTCCACATCCTCGCGGCGGAGCAACAGGCCTTCCTGCGTCTTGCGCTGCAGCTCCAGCAGATTGGCCTTCTCGTATTCGCTGCGGGCGCGGCTGTCGTTGTAGGCCGGCAGCTCTTCAGGCTCTGGCGCCCTGGGCGGCGGCGGCTGCTTGGGTTGCGGCTTGGTGCGCTCGGCCGCTGGCCGCAGCGGGTTGGGTGAATCGGTGCGGGTGCGGGTGATCGCCGCCCAGCGTTGCTCCAGGTTGTCGCGCTCGATCAGCGGGTTGCCGTCAGGGCCCGGCACCGTCTCCAGCTCATGCCGCTGGATCTTGCGGTAGATGCTGCCCCGACTCTTGAGGCCGAGCACCTTGGCCGCTTCTCCCACGCTGATCAGCACTTAGCCCGGCTTGTCGCACCTTGTCACAAGCTAGGAAAGGTGTGACAAGGTGCCGTGACAGGCCCTGGGGATCGTGTGCGCTCCTGACCCATGGGGTCGCCTTGTTGAGAACAATTCTCAACTGAAAATCTGGGGCTGCGTGGACC